GGATAAGAATTCGTGTAACACCAATCGACATTACCCGGCGTATCGAACTGCGTGGTCAATGCGATGAGATTGGTCCGCGTCTGTGATCCGGCGCCGAACGTCGCCAACAATGTGTTGCGCGTGTTGGTATTTGGTGAGCCATCCGTCTGCGTCAGCATGAAAATGTCACGCACCTTTTGCCGCTGAATGTCAGTCAATGCATCCCATTCCGCGATGACGATGCAATTATAGATTTTATATGTCGGAATAAGCATTGGCTGAGCCGCCGCTGCGACCTTCCATCCGTTGACCGTCGTCACTTTCTGCGCCGTGGTCATGGTCCCGACCAGAGCATTACCGATAACCCCCGGTGGCGGCTGCGTCGGATTATTCCAGGCATTTATCAGCGCGGTATAGTAGGCCATTCATATTCTCCTGAATGCGAAGGCACCGATGTCCTCGCGGCCAGCACTCATTTCCATATTGCTGTCCGCAATCAATTCAAACCCCAGGCCGCGCAGCATGCTGACCAGTCCGGTCCGCGTGAAATACCAGCAGTGCTCGTCCTTGCGGTAGTGCTTCGAGCGCAAGATGTGCTCGGCGTCGCGAAATATCGGCACCGCCAGGAACAGCCAGTGCCGCACATTGGCCAGTAACGGCCGGAAATCATGCATGTGTTCGAGCACGTCCCACATCGATATGGCCGGCACAGGCCCGGCATAGGGATCGCACCAAAGGTCACGTTCCTCGAGCCACGCCACACCGGCCGGATTGATGTCAAAGCCGAATGTCGGGGCAATCGCATTGCGCTTTTCGACGAACGCCCCCGAACCGATACCGATATCAACCATCCATCCACGATAGTATTGATCGACGAAGTGAACCCTGCCCGCCATCAGCTCCCGGCCGATCGGGCTGTCGGCCTGCTCGGCAAAGCGATCGAAATACGCCTGATCGTAAGGCGACTCCGTTACCGGGAAATAGCCGACTCCAATTTCGGGGAACCATTGTAACCGGCCGGCGGCGATGTGCTCGTGCAGCGTCGGTCGAGGAAACGACAGAATTGTTGCATCAGGTCGGGGATCGCCTTGCTGCAGTCGTGCCGCATGTTCGTGCATTGGCAGAAGTCCTTCGGGGTAGCGAAGCCGATGCGCGAGCAGTCGAGCCGCGGATCGAGCACCCGATTTGGCGCGTTATGCCCGCCCTGACCGCCGAGCACGACGAAGCAATCCCTCTTCAGCGCCAGTGATGCCGGAACGATGAACCCCATGCCACCAATAATGATGTCCGATGCCGCCAGCAGCGCCAGCATGTTCATGGCCGACAGTTCGCCACGAATGAATTCCGTATCTCCCTTGGGCGGCTGACCAACGAAGTACTCTTCCCGATCCACAACATCGGCCACGCAGACAATATGATGCGTCGGCCGCAACGCCTCGACGATATCGAGAATATATTGCGGCTCGGGATTGCGCGCCGAATTGAACCATTCACTCCGCACCGTGACCGGCCGAACGAAGGCCAACGGCTTATCGGTGCGAATAGTGGGCGGCGGTGGCAATACCGGCAGATCGAGCAGTCGCGGTTCCAGTTTGATGCCGAACGACTGCTCCATGCCGTTGATGATCGAAAGGCCCATCTGGAATGCGCGTTGGTAGCTGTTGCGCACAGCTTGCATGCGCGTCGGCCGCGGTTGCCAGACGATGCGGCTTCTGGCGACATTCTTATTCTGCGTGCGCAGCCGCGAGTAACCACCGGTTGGCCGCACGAACTTGACCGGCAAGTCGGCATAAAATTCCGGCCATGAAGTCTCAAGATAGATTTCTTTTTGCCGTGACAGCGCATGGATAAATGCGCGCTGGAAAATGTTGTCGCCCAACCCCTGCATACCGAGAACGTGCAGGTCATGCGGCTTGAGCGGCGGCAGCAACATGGTCTTCCAGATTCACAATCGGCCAAATCGACAAAGCGCTACCCGGCGATGCATTGACGCATTCGATATTAAGCGCCGTCAGATCCTCGGCCGCCTTCGGCAAGTCGGTCTGCTGCCGTTTCCAGCAATCCGCGGTCGGTTTCCAAGGGTGCGGTGGATGGTGGTGAATCTTCCCGTCCGGCCCGGCCTTCTGGTCGATGCCGAGCAAGACGATCTTGACCACGCCCAAATGCACCGCGAGATTCAGCGCCGCCGTCAGCGTGGTGTTTTTCACCATCAGCGTATGTGTATCGGTGGCCAGTCCGGGCGTGGTCTTGCGGATCATTGTCAGGATCGGCGGCGGCCCGCTGGCAGAAGTTGAGCAACTGACGATCTTGCCGCCGAAACTCATCAGCGCCTTGCGATGATGCAGAAACCAGCGCATGTCGGCAAAAACAACATACTGCGCCCAGGGCACCGCGGCATAAGAGCTGTTGATCGCAATAACGTTCTTGTCCTTGAGCAGTTCAAGGTTCTGCTCGAGCAGTGACGTTCCGCCGCCAACGATATAGCCGACTTCCCCTTTCCAGAGTGGCTCAACCCGCCAATTCAAACGATGAGCCTCTTATATTGCTGGATCATGTCGTTTGCATTGGGCGGCAAAACCAGGCTCTCGGGAGCTGCGCCCTGCGCAGCGGCGGTCAAGCGGAAACGGTTGAAATAGTCGCCATAGGACACCGTCGTGTCACCATGCGTTGTGCTGCGGATGGCCGGGTCGCGGTTTGAATTGAACCGCTGCGAACGCAAGGTCTCGATGCAGGCCTGCGACAACAGCGCCGGCGCTTCGTCGGGCAGATCATAACCGCCGCTGTATTGCACGATTGCTTCGCCCGCCCAATGACTGTTGGCCGGCGAATAATATGACCATGCCCATGAGCCCGACACCAGCCAAAGAATTCCAGCGTCCATATCCAGCTCATATTGGCCTGCGTCGACCGACTGGCCGCCGACCGTTATGGAGTCGAATTGCGTCACCGGAAACTGCCGCAGATTCAGCCCGCGCACCGGATCGTAGAACGACATGCGGAAGCTCTCGGAAACCGTCAGCAAAGCAAAGGTCCGGTCGCACAATTCGCCGATGATGCGCGATACCATCGTAATTTTGTCGCCCATGACGGCATCGGCCGCGGTGTTGCCGGTGATGCCAAGCGCCGCATTCACCGCATCAACCGTGGTCAGGTCATAGACCGGCGACGTCGGTTCCAGAATGGTGACAAGGGATTTTCTCATGGTTCGTATTTGCCAGTTGGACCTTGCGGGCCGGGCGGACCCCTATCGCCATCCTTGCCGTGGCTGCCTTTCCTGACGAATAATTCCCATTGCTTCGTATCGCCCGGCTTGCTTTTGGCACCCTCGACCATGCAGACCCAGCCATTTCCGCCGCACGACACCATGTCGTCAATATGATAGTCGGCATCGTGTTTCCATGGTCCGCGGTAGCGCCCGCGTGATGGACCGGCGCCATCCTTGCCGTCCTGACCGTTATTACCATCATGACCGGGCGGGCCGATCTCTCCCGGCGGACCTTGTTCGCCACGTTCGCCCTTTTCCGGCTTGCGCGCTTCAAGCGCCGCTATGCGTTGCTCCTGTTGAATGACGATCTCTCTATAAGGTGCAATCTGTTGCTTGATAATTTCGGCGATCTCGCGCCCGATATCGTCCTCAAGCTGCATGGCTCAGGCTCCTGCGGATAGCGTCGAGCAAGGCGCGCTGATTGATTGGTGCCGGCGTTGTGGGGCTTGGCGTCGGCGCAGGCGCTTCGGGCAAGGCCGGCGCATTGGCGCGATTGGACAGCGCTTCAAGCGTGAACATTTGCTGCTGCGCCATTGGCGATTCGCCGCCGGTCACGTCGATATAGCCGAGCACGCGCCGCGCTTCGTTCGGACTCAGAATGCCCTTGCTCACCGCTTCCGCCAGCACCGTGATCTGCGTCTGCGAATCCATGCGGAACAGGCCGGTGAGATCGAATTCGGCGCGGTAGCCGGCATCGATCAAGCCGAGGCCTTCCGACAGCGTTAGCTCAATGTGCTCGATGAGACTTTGCAGGCATGACTTGTAATATTGTAAATCCAACAACTCGGCATTGTTGTAATTGGGAGGATCTTTCACCCCGACCATGAACGCCGGAATTCCGAATGCCGTGCAGATCGTCTCGTCGCTGTGCTTGAGCTGCTCGATCAACTGGCTATCGACGGCATTCTGCTGCAGCGGATTCCATGTCACGCCCGAGCCGAGCACGGCCACGCGGCCCTGGTTTATCCCGGTGTAATTGCTGTTCCAATTGTTCTGCAGTCTTTCCGCGGTGGTCTGGTCGATGTTGCCGGGTGCAGTGAGAATGCCGGATGGCCGCGCCGCATTACCAAAGAATGACGCAGAAAATTGCTGGATCGATAGCCCGCGTGCGGCAGGCGCCGCGGTCGAATAGAGTGGCGACATTCCCACCAGCGGATGGAACAGGCAATTGATGCGATCGTGCATAACCTCGTCGGCAGGAACCGTGACGCGGTCTTCCTCGGTGAGTCCTGCAAGGTTATCGGTGTTGAGTTCGTAGAATATTGAACCGTCGGCAGCCACCAACGGCTTCACCCTGTTGGGATCGAGCACATAAAGCGCGCTGACGACGTTGCGGTTGTCGCGTTCCTTGAGGATGTAGGCATTGCCGGTGCGCAGTTTTGCGATCAGCCAGCTCTCAAAGAATTGTATCCTGTTCTGGTAGCGGTTTGGCTTGTTGAGCACCGGCGAGAATGCCGAGGTGTTGGTTTCTTCCCATACCTGATCGATCGGCTGCATCAGCTTGAGCCGCATCTTGGCAATGTCAGCGGCAATCATGCAAACGCAGCGATAGAGCGTCGCGTTCTGCAGCGGATTTTCCATGCTCAGCGGCTGGTTGCGTTGCCAGGCGCCGGCAAATGGCTCGCGCACGATCGGCCACCAGCCACGGTCATAGAGCGCGGTTGGCAGCATCGGCGACTGCTTGCGCACAGAGACTTCGAAACCGAGAATTTTCATTCTTCGGCCTCGAGCTTGCGGTGCCGGTAGCGTTGTTTTTTGCTGCCCGGCACCGCTGCATCTTCACTTTCCGCAGCCAGCTTGGCCGCGGTCAACACCATGCGATGCGCGTCTGAAAGCGCCTCGAACATTTCGCCCGCCTTTACTCTGCGGTAGTTGTATTCGAACGCCTTCAACGCACGCATCATCATCCGGTCACCGCCCCGGCATAGGCCGCGTTGGTGAGATAGAACACGCCCTTGTCTCGGCCGCGTACCCAGGTGATGTAACGCTCGGCACGCACGAACACCAAGTTGTTCTGGAATGCCGAGACCAAGTGGTAGTTGCCCGCGGCAGGAGCGGAATCGAGTTCGACCGAGGCCTCGCGTGATACATCGATCTGGATGCCGCCTTCGTCGGCCACGAATATCGATGGCGGATGCATTGCCGTAATCTGTCCGGCCGGCGAGTTGTTCGAGGTGATCACATTGACCCCGAAGATACTGCCGCCGTTGCCGTTGATATTGGGAAACTGCATGATTCCCAATGTCGTCATCATGCTGCCGATCGCCGTCGCCAGTACCGGCTGCATGATCAGCGTCAGGTTATCGGTCGGAATATTGTACTCCTGGAAGTGGAACAGGATCTGCCGGATATCATGGATCACTGCCGTGATGTCGGTGCCGGATGCTGCGTCGCTGTCGGCGCCGTTGGTGATCGAGGCCGGCGACACGTTGGTCACCGCGGTAACCGATGGCTTGATGAACTGCTCATCAAGAAACTTGGCGATGCCCTTGGCGAGGTTGTCGCGCACCAGCATTTCCACGGACGGGCTTGAGAACCGCGCCAGCTCGTCGGTGACGCCCATGATGCACGCCGTCTTGGCAAACGTCAGCGTGACGGTGTCGAATGATCCGGCAGCCACCGGCTTCGAGGCGCCTTCCCCGACCCACGTCGCCGTGATCACGCTATTTTCGCGCGGGATGCGTGAGTTGAATGGGACCCGCGTCAGCCCCGGAATGCGGCCCATGAAGGTCTGTGGAACCAGGAATTCCAGGAATTCACTGGCGAGGTTCTGCGGATAGACCAGGACGCCCGCCCATGCCGGCGTGGCAACCGTGCCGGTGGCAACCGCCGCCTTGATGTCCATTTCGATTTGTGGCCATTGCCCGCAATACTGCCGCGCCACCGCGACAACATCACGATGATACATATCGGCATGGATCTGACAGGACAGCCGCTTGATCAGCCCGAGACCGGGCGGCAGCGTCGGCGCCTTCACCTGGATCGTCTGCGAATGCATCTCGACGCCTTCACCGTTCGACACTGGTTTGGCATTACTGATCAATTCTTTTTCGATCAGCCGGCAGTCGCTCAGTTCACGGTCAACCGACTTGATGGTGGCAGATCGCTCGTCAAAATCGCTCTGTTCTGCCTCATCCTTGGTACGGTCTTCTTCGACAATCTTCGCTTGAATTGCCTCTCGCGCGGCCACTTCGGCGGCGCGTTTTGCCTCGAGGTCCTTGATCCTCTCGGCGTTGGTCTTGGCCATGGTCCTGGCCTCCAATTTGAAAGAACGGGAAACCGCGACGGCGGCGGACTGAGGGCCTGACGAGGCCGGGTTGGCTTGCGTTTCGCCGGACACGGCGCGCAGGCCCTGATCGATGGAACGAATTGTATTGATGGACGCTTCGGCATTGGCCGGGATGGTGACGGCGGATAATTCCAGCCATTCCCATTCATCATATTGCAGGCCACCACCCTTGAGGTGCGTCACCTTGTCGGCAACCGACTTGAAGCCGATCGATACGGCGCGCACTAACCCCAATTTGATGCTTTGCCAGGCCTCATCGAGCCGGTCTTTCAATTTCCCCGGCTCGTCTGATTGGGCAATCTTCGCCCGGAACGGAATGCCGTCGTCGCGCGCCTCGGCCCATGTCACATGGCCGATCGGCTCGCCCGACTTGTGCTGCCACAGCATCGGCATGGGCATGCTGAACTTGGCGCCACGCGGCTTGACGATATCGCCGACACGATCGACCGTCGGCGTCGAGGCGATGCCTTCAATGATGCGCTGATCGTCATCAAACGACTTGATGTCCAGCACCGAATAGGCGCGGTTGAGTGTCATGGTTTCACCTTTGGGAATTCAGCCGACAAAGAACATCTGGAAGGCCGGCGCCTCGTCCGGCTTGTTCTGCATCACCAGCGCGGCGTCGAACATCGCCATGGCGCAGTCGATCTTGGCATCGCCGGCATTCTGCTTGGTGGCTCGTATTGCCGTAGCGGTCGGCTCTATCTTGACGTTGCTCACGCACCAGGACATCAGGCTTGAACCGCTATGCCAGAGCGTGCCGTTGGCAAGCTTGCGTTCGCTGCCCTTGATGGCATTCATCATCTGATAGCCTTGCGGTGCGCCGATCAGGTTTTTGTCGGCGACGGAGACTCCG